CCCCGAAATGCTCCACCATAGCACGGTGGAACGGGATCATGTAACGGGACCACTTCAGCTTGTGCGGCGCGTTATCTGGACTAATGATACGCGGTGCTGAAACCTTCTGGGCCGGCTCGGCCTTCTCGAACGCCTGGATGGGAGTATCGGGATCCAACAACCCGGCCACGAGGGAACCGGTATCCAGAATATGCTGCTGGGGAACAGTAGGCTGGCAGGCTCGAACCTCATCCTCGCTGATGCTGAAGAGAGTATGCCTGCCAATGGTTTTGATGATATGTTCACGCGCGACGCCGAGCGCCATCTCCAGGTGGGCAGCAATCTCAGTAACACTGCTCGCATTCTTCTGGATACGCACCGCCACCGCGACTTCTCTATTACCGCGTGACTCTTGCGGAAGGAAACAGTCGGGTCCGAGCGAGGGCATGAAGGGCTCGAGCAGGGTCTTGGCCTCTGGCTCGAACGTGCTCACATGTTGATAGCGCACAACGGATTCATCCACGACATACACGGTCGCTTCAGTTTCCGGGGCCAACTCACGGTGATAACTCGTGAGGACGGAACTCTCAACAGGTGGCAACTTGGTAATGGTCTGCGTCGTCGAAGCCTGCAGGTTATTCTTGGACAGGCTCGCAGTTTCAGCGAGTGCATCGTCCACTTCGACAGCTACGTTTGCGGCCAGGTACCGACCAACGCGCGCAGTACTGACCATGTGCGGCTCGTCCCCGCCCCCAAGGATACGCAGTCGCGCCCAATTCCCCTTAACGACGTCAAGGCGCTCCAATGGGCAGTTGATCCGCTTGTTAAGATCGAACAGCGGAAACTTCCAAGCAGCCAATGGCGAAAAGAGAATGAGTTGATGGTCAGCGTCGACATGTTTACGGTCGACATTGAAAACGGTCTTCACCAGGAACAACCCAGTAGGTGAGTAAGCAATCGCGGTGACCATGTCAAGCCCGTAATTGTACGGCAATTGACGATAGCGCGCGCCACCCTTCACGTTGAAGATAAGATATCCTTCAGCATCGTACGTGTAAGAGTACTCATCTGTGACCTTGGCACAAGATGACGTTACGACCGTATAAAGAATCACGGCCAGACCGAAGCTCAATACCAAATTCATATCGACATAATCGGAAGTGTCGACGAAGGCAATCAAATGGTAGAGCAGTGGAGCGAACGCAACAGGCGTTCGGTGGGCGTCTTTGCTCCATACCACAGTCTCGCAACCCTCCAAGCCCTTCTTGTTGTCGGAGCGGGAACGTTGAACGAAATATGGCACGAGACCCACGCTAGCAGCCAAGGCACGAATGGCGATGGTAACACTTGCGCGCAGGGACGCTTGGACAGGATGGGAGTGGTTGACTATCGGCACGACGGGCCGCAGGGTCAGGTCATTGAAAGCAGGGCGCAAAAGATCAGCAGATACAGGTACAGCTGTCTTAAAAGGGTGCGCCAGGAGGGTAGACCAGTAATAGGCAATTGGATTTCCGAATCCCAACAGACGCCACAATAGAGAGTAAAGCACATAACCCCCCAAAAGAACGCCTGCCACAAAAGTGAACACGACTGCATAGGTAGCAATGTCGTGGGAAAACCCGCACACAAAACGCGTCGGATATGGGTACGTTAGCGTAGCCTGAAGGTCATCCAAAACGGTAGTCGTGGAAAAGAGGCTCGCAATACAGCGGTGGTGCCAGAACGGTAGTTCTTCAGGCCACAACAAACTGTAGGTGCTTGAATAGCGCGCCCAGAACGAGAACTTCGCGGCAGCAAAGAACTGAAGAACGGAGCGACAAGCTTGTGTCAAGGCACCAACGATCCCAACGTGAAAGTTGCGGATAATGATGAAAAGGTGAACAAAAGATAAA